CATCGAACAGGGTCTGAACACCCTGGCCGAGATCAACGACAACTTCCGCTTTGCCCGCCGGTTGGTGGGGGAGATGCTCTTCGAGCTCGTCAAGCAGAACCTGATGCAGGGGCCGTCGAAAGTGACGGTCGGCGAGGGCGCGCAGAAGAAGGTGATCCCGCTGAACACGCCAACGATCGACCCGGAAACGGGCGAAGAGGTGGTGATCAACGACGTGACGGCGATCAAGGTGAAGGTGGTGATCGACGACGTACCAAGCACGCCGACCTACCGCCTGCAGCAACTGCAATTGATGTCGGAAATCACGAAATCGCTGCCGCCGCAGTTGCAGGGATTCGTCATGGACTTCGTCATCGAGGCCACCGACCTGCCCCGCCGGCACGAACTGGCCGATCGGTTGCGCGCGGTCATGGGGATCAAGGACAAGGACGAGCAACAGGCCGCTGCACAGGCTCAGGCACAGGCTGAAGCCCAGCAGCAGGCGATGAATGAGAAGCTCTTCGTGCTCGAAGCGGCCGAGAAGGCCGCAACGATCCGCAAAATCAACGCCGAGGCCGAGGAAAAGCTCGCGAAAGCGCAGCAGGCCAAGTTCCAGCCGGTGGTTCGGACCCCGAAAATCGGGGTTTCCGCCCCCGAAATCTCGTAGGAAACGCACATGTCGACCAACATCAAAAGCCGCCACACCAACAAGGCGCAATTCCTGTCCTCGCCGATCACCGGCGCGGCTGCGGTGACGCCAAATGACTCCACGGACCTGCCGGAAGTGACGTTGGCGCTGTTCGTGAGCGTCGCCGGCGCCGTGAAAGTGACGATGATGGACGGTTCGGTCGTCACCTACCCCACTTTGTCGGCCGGACGGCACCATCTGCGCGTGAAACGGGTCTGGGCAACCGGCACGGCCGCCACCGGACTGGTCGCGGAGTACTGAAAGGCTCGATATGGCAGCGAAACAGGTTGGAATGCTGGTCGCGACGCTGTTTTTGGCTCGCGACTTGGCTCATAGGGAGCATTTGCGAACCAAGAGTTACGCCCAGCACATGGCGCTGGGGTCGTTCTACGACGGAATCGTCGACCTTGCCGACTCGCTGGCCGAGGCGTGGCAGGGGAAGTTTGCTCAACTGCTCGACATCCCTCTTGCGACCAGCGAAGAAGAGATGAAGATCATCGATCTGCTTGAAGCGCAGTTGGATTGGATCCATGAAGAGCGGTACAACGCGATTGCGAAGGAACAGACCGCTCTGCACAACATCATCGACGAGATCGAGGCGCTGTACATGAGCACGCTGTACAAGCTGCGCTTCCTTTCGTAGCCAAATCTCTCTCCTCGTGGCCACCGCCACCTTCATCCCGCCGCTGGCGGGATTTTTTTCGTCTGCGTGCATGAAGTCGAATAGCGAACGCGGCCCTATAGTCGTCGCACCGACAGGTTTCTCCCGGCCAGGGTTACGGCAACCGGTCGGAAACCCGCACCCAACGCGATATGTGGAGTGAAGCACATGGCAGTTGCAGAGCTTGACCTGGAAGAACTCACGTCCGAAGTTGACCCCGAGAAGCTGGCACAAGCGTTCGCGCTCATCGAAGGCACGAACACCGAACCGAAAGCTGCGGAGCCGCCGAAGGAGGAGTCTCAGGAGAGCACGGAAGCGCAAGGACAACAGCAAGCGCAGCAGCAGGACCAGCAAGACGAAGGCGACCCTGCCGGGGTGGCCACCAAGGACGGGAAGCATGTCATCCCTTACTCGGTGCTCAAGAGCGAGCGTGATCGGGCAGCCAGGGCGGAACAGATCGCCAAGGAAATGGCCGAGCGGATCGCGGCGCTCGAAGAGCGTGTGTCTGCTGGAAATCAAGGGGCGAACACTGGTGAGAGCGCCCGCACCAATCCTGAGCAGCCGGCTGTGGGGGATCTCTCGCAAGAGGATCTGGAGAACCTGAAGGAGGACTTTCCGACGGTCTACAAGGCGGTGATGGCGTCGATGGCTGCGGCCCGGGCGCTGGAAACCAAGTTGCAGCCGATGGAAGAGTCGATGAACGCGTCGCAGGCCGAACGCGCTCGCTCCGCACAGGAGACTGTGCAGGAAGCGATCGATGCGGTGCCCAAGCTCGCGCACATCCAGGCGACGGACGCGGAAGCGTTCGAGATGGCCAAACAGTTCGACGCGGTCCTGCGGGACCAGCCGGCCTGGGCCGATCGCCCGCTGTCCGAACGGTTCGCCAAGGTCGCGGAAATGCTGGAGTCCGCCGTTGGTCCGATCAAGCTTCCGGGTGGCAACAACCAGGCTTCGCAGAGCACCGGGGACATGAAGGCTGCAGCGCGCGCGAAAGCCGATGCTGCGGCAAAAGCGGCCAGGAGCAACGTGCCTACGTCGCTCTCAGAGTTCCCGGCTGGGCAGCATGCAGCGCAGGACGAACGCGAGGAGGCCGAGAACCTCTCTTCGCTTCAACTCGCCGAGAAATTCTCGCGCATGACTCCCGATCAGATGGACGCGTATTTCCGAACCCTTTGATGAGAGGAGCCTGAAATGGCCACCAATATTCCAGTCGGTTCCGCCCTAGCGCGGAAGATCTACAGCGTGGGTCTGTTCACCCGCGTTCAGCACTCCCCGGGCTTTATGAACCTGATCTCCGGCGAGATGCCGAAGGAAGGTTCGTTCGCCGCCAAGACCAAGGGCCAGACCTCGCCGGACTACCCGGTGGTGAAGGCCGGCGACCTCGCCAAAGGCGCGGGCGACACGGTCAGCATCGACCTCTTCAACGTCCTGCAGGGCAAGCCGGTGATGGGCGATCAGCGCATCGAAGGCCGCATGATGCAGTTGACGTACTCCAGCATGGACGTGCAGATCAACCAGGTTCGCGGCGGTGCGGACTCGGGCGGTCGCATGACCCAGAAGCGCACGGTCCACAACCTGCGCAACATCAGCATGGCCGGCCTGCAGGCGTGGATGCAGCGTCTGGAGGATCAGACCGCGCTGGTGCATCTGGCCGGCGCTCGCGGTTCACAGGCGACCACCGACTGGGTGATCCCGCTGTCGTCCGATCCGGACTTCGCTTCGATCATGGTCAACGCCGTCAAGGCGCCGACGAAGAACCGCTACTTCGCCGCGAACGACGCGACGGGTCCGGACGATGTCGGCACCAACGATGCGCTGACGCTGCAGGACATCGACCGCATCGTCGCGCAACTTCGCGAGTCGCCGGTGGTCATGCAGTCGGTCAAGGTCAAGGGCGACGATCGCGCCTGGAACGACCCGCTGTGGGTGATGTTCGTCACCGAGCGCCAGTGGCTGTACCTGCAGGCGCGCACGGGCCAGACCACCTGGCGCCAGGCCGTCCAGTACGCCTTCGAGCGCAAGAGCTCGACGGGGTCGAACAAGCACCCGCTGTTCGACGCCTACGAGACGATCATGTGGAACGGCGTGCTGATCAAGCGCATGAACCGCTACGCGATCCGTTTCGCGGCCGGCGACAGCGTGGTCAAGGACACCGGCGGCTCGGATGGCGCGACCTACACCGAGAGCACGGTGCAGACCGCCCAGCCGGTGGACCGCGCCATCATCGTCGGCGCCCAGGCTCTGGCCAAGGCATACGGCAAGTCGGCGTCGGACTACTTCTACGACTGGTCGGAGAAGGAGGTTGACCACGGCAACTCGATCGAGACGGTCGCCGCCGCCATGACTGGTGCCGCGAAGATCCGCTTCAAGATCGACGGCGCGGACACCGACTTCGGTGTGGCCGTCCTCGACAGCTACGCGCCGGACCCCGCCTCGTCGGCCGGCCGCACGCTGCTCGGCTCGTGATGATGGGCTGGGCCGGGTGACCCCGGCCCGCCTGTTCAAACCTCACCGGAGAATCCGAAATGGCAACGATCAACGCCCCCTCCCTCAACGACATCGTCTACTCGGGCGATTGCCCGCTGGCGAACGCGCACGGCTACATCACGCTGGCGTCCGCCCAGATCGGCGACAAAGTTCGCCTCAACAAGGTCTACGCCGGCACCAAGATCTACGACGTGAAGATGGTCAACGCCGCCCTCGGCGCATCGTCCACCGTCTCGATCGGCTGGGAATACGTCGACGGCACGTCCGGCGGCGGCGCTGCTGCGCTGATCCCGGCGACCTCCACGTCTTCGGCCGCCGGTACTCGCGAGACGACCGTGGCCCCGGTCACCTTGGCAGGCGACGCCTACATCACCGCCACCATCGGCGGTGCTGCGGCGACGGGCCAACTGGACGTGGTCACGACCTACGAGTTCAAGTCGACGAAGTGATCGTCGGCGTGAACTGACCGCAGCACCCGGGGCGGCTCTGGCCGCCCCTTTTCTTGAGACACCACCATGACCCGCTTCGTCAAGCTCCGCTACATCGGCCGCAAGCCGTCGGCCTACGACAACATCGCGCGCTCTGGCGTGACCTGGAACGGCAACGGTGACGTGCAGAAAGTCTCCGATGCACAGGCCAAGCTGTTGCTGCGCTTCCCGGACCAGTGGGAGCTTGTGGACCCCGCCGACGCCGAAAGAGTGAACGAGCCGGTTTCAATCCGTGTGGTCGATGCCGACGGCGACACCGTGTTTGTCGACCCCGACACGCTGAAGAAGCCGCTGGAAAAGATGACCAAGAGCGAGCTCGCCGCGTATGCGCTCAACCGCTGGGGCAAGGTGGTCGACCAGGAGAAGAAGTCGAAGAAGGCGCTCATCGACCAGATCGAAGAATGGGAGATCGAGCTCGACGTGGTTGTCGGAAGGCAGGTCGAATAGCGTCCGTCCGGTGATACTTCAGCAACTTCGTTCGGGTTGTCGCCGTGGCCGCCATCGTCAAGTACTCCGATCTCCTGTCTGAGATCCTGCCCGTGTTGTCGGCCGATCCGTCGGACCCGGTGACCGAGCACGCGCTCAAGCGATCGGTGATCCGGTTCTGCAATGAATCGTGGGTCTGGAAGTATTTCCCAGACCCAAGCGACCTGGTCGCCTACGAGAACGCCATCGACATCGAGGCGCCTGCCGGGGCCGATGTGTCGGTGGTGATGACGGTGTCCGTCAACGGCGTGAAGATCGATCCGCGTCGCCCAGACTGGCTCGACGACGAGATGCCGTCCTGGCAGACCAAGACCGGCACGCCCAAGTACTGGACCCAGACCGACACCGACCAGATCATCCTGGCGCCTCTGCCCGATGTGAGCATCGTCAACGGCGTGACGATGACGCTGGCGCTGCAGCCGAATCAAAAGCAGGTCGGGTTCCCCGCCTGGATCGCCAGCCAGTACCTCTACAACATCGTCGACGGCGCCATCGCGCATTTGATGCTGATGCCCGACAAGGCATGGACGAATCTGGCGCTTGGCGCTTCGTACATGGAACGATTCGAGGATGGCATCGCCAAGGCGCGCGGCGATGGAGTCGCAGGCATTTCGCGCGCGCCCACGCGGACCACTCCGCAGCACTGAGGATTCAACATGGCCACCATCACCGCCGCTTCGATCATCGCCAAGGCGCAGACCATCCTGCAGGACACCACCGGCATTCGCTGGCCCGACCCGGAACTGCTGGGCTGGCTCAACGACGGCCAGCGCGAGGTCGTTCTCTACAAGCCCAACGCGTCGATCAAGAACACCACCATGACGACGGTTGCAGGGTCGAAGCAGTCGATCCCGGCCGACGGTGTGTCGCTGATCGACGTGGTGCGCAACATGGGCAACGGATCGACGCCCGGGTCCGCGATCCGCATCACGATGCGCGAGGTGCTCGACTCGCAGATTCCGAACTGGCACGCATCGTCCAACCAGAACGCGACGGCGAAGCACTACATGTATTCGCCGCTGGACCCGCGCAACTTTTACCTGTACCCGCCGTCGACCGGCGGCGTCGGAATCGACATCATCTACGCCGCTTCGCCGGCCGATGTCGCTTCGACCTCGAACACCATCACGCTCGACGACATCTACCAGACGGTCCTGCTCGACTACCTGCTTTACCGCGCGTACTCGAAGGACACCGAGTTTGCCGCCGACCAGAACCGCGCCAGCACGCACCAGAAAGCATACCTCGCCGCCCTCACCGGCAAGGCGCAAGTCGAAACCGGGACCAACCCCAATACGATGGCGCCGGCGAACCCGAACGTCACGCCGAACAGCCGCTGATCTGAAAGGAGCCAGTCATGGCCGGATTTTCCAAAGCCCTTGCCCAGTCCATCTTCGACGCCACTTTGGCGGCGTCGCGCACGTCCCTGTCGGCCAAAGCCGGCGTGTGGATGTCGCTGCACACCGCTGCCCCGGATGACACCTCCGGTGGCAACGAGGCGACCTACTCTGGCTACGCCCGGGT